CCGTCTTCAGTTACTGGTGCAGCAACTGGTTTTTTAACTTCATTGATGTGCTTCTGTGTTTCTCCATGCGCGATAAACACATTGACCAATGCACCGAATGATTGCTTGGCGTCCATGCCTGCCTTAGCGCAAGCACGGAACTCATCCATCGCATTCTTACTCATGTCAAAGGCTGACTTGAGCGCTTTCGCACCACCAACGACTGCGCTGATGGTGATCGGGTCAAGCATAATTACTCCTCTTGAGCTGGCACTATGTTTTGCTGAGCACCTCTTGCTCCGCCGGTAGTAAAGTCGTTAACTGCGTCTTGCACCCACTGAATACCGTACTTCTTACCGATATTCATAATCTCTTTAGCTTTATCAGGGTCAAGAGATTTAGTCTGCGCTTTGACTGCACTAAACAACTTAACCGCGTCAGAAGGATTCAACAATAAATTCTTGAGCTTCTCTTCAGTAGCCTTTGCTGCTTGATTAGCCCAGTATTTACTAAATATGGATGTTATTGCATAGCGTTGACCAGCTACTGGGTTAAAGAATCGAGAAATGATTTGTTCTGGCGGGATACCAATCGCCTCTTCTACCGGCGTCTTAGGTACTGTTTCAACACGGAACGAAACAGCAGTTAAGTCTTTTTGTAGACGATCAGATACCTCTGCAAAATCAGCAATCTTTTGCGCGTATGTCGGACCGAATACGCGGTTAAATATCGCAGACTTATTACGGTCGTTTAGCAATGCAACTGGGCTGCCTGACTGCACGATATCGTCTAGCATGAATGAGCGCACAGCGTTTACTGCGTCTTTGTTTTGACCATAGCCAGAGTTGCTCATAAACTTGTTAGTGAAGTTTATGTCGCTATACATTTTATTGACCAGCTCTTGAGGCGTACTGAAACCCTCTTTGCTAATTAACTGTTGACCTGCAACTCGTTTAAAATCAGCATCAAGCGCAGCACGTTTGTTTAGTAGGGTTTGAACGTCATTAACTGATGCGCGCAACTCATCTTCCAAACCTGGAATCTGCGTCATCTTGTTACCATTCTTAGCTAACCACTTATTAGCTGCTTTAGGGTCTAATACGTCGTTCTTAACCGCTGCTTTTGTAAAGCTGTCATAGAAAGCATCGCGAGCAACCTTAATGCCATCTTCACCAGTCGCACGAATAAAATCATCGACGTTAGATTTGTTACCGATAATCGCAGGCGCTATCTGCTCTACAAACTTTTTACGGTCTACATTCTTTAGCGTCTCGCTATTAAACGGTAAACCTACACGCTCCAAATATGCGTTATCTGCATTGCGATATGCTTTAACGAAATCTGGGTCTAACTGGTCAATGTGACCTGATACTTTGTCTTTCAACATAGTCAGGAAGCGAATTTGATCAGTGTTATTTGTAGTGCGTAAATCAGCGTTGATGCGACGCTTTAACGAATCTAATACGTCTGGTCCAACATCCGAGAATGATTCTGTAGCTGGCGTTAACGGTGTGCCTTCAGCGCTTAATAAAGCGCTCTGCTCTATTTTCTTAGGTTTAAATCTGTTTTCTATTAGGCCGTATAACGTAGGGAACTTATCAAATATGGCGCTATTACGTTCGCCAGTAACAAACGAATAGATATCGTCCACCGCGTTAGCAGGCAGACGTACATTTTTTTCACTTGCTAAGTTAAACGCTTCTTTATAGAGCGGCGTTGTTGACTTACGTGCTGCGTCTTCTTTGGTAGCCAACAGTTTTTCGATCTGCGCACCAAATACATTGGGCTCTAAATCTTGCTTGTTGTATGCGTCAGCGATCTGCTCGTCGATAGTACGAACGCGCTTAGCTTGCACTTTGGTTAAATCTGTACCAGGTATAAACTTCTCGCCCTTTTCTACCTTTGCAGCAACACGCGCAATGATGTCTGACGGGCTGCCAAACATTAACGCTTGATTTCTAGCCAACGCATTTTTAGCGCCTTCAAATTGATTGTAATATTGAGCGCGAAATACTGGATCACGCGAAGCGATACTTTGGATCAACTGATTAACGACTGGGTTATCCGCCAATAAAGAGCTTAGTGGCATTGTTACTTCAGCGCCGCCTGGTGTTTTTAGCGATACACTTTTTTGCGCCTTAGCTGCTTTTTCTAATGTATCTAAGAACGTAGGGTCAGCTTGACCAGCAGCGATAAACACATTGCTTATGCGGTTGTCTACTTCACGCAGAATTTCATCTTTAGGTTCTATACCGCGCAACTTATCCCATTTGCCTTTAGCAAAATCCCAAGTCTTACCGGCAGCAGGACCAAGCTTTAATGTGGCGCCAGTAGCATACCCGGTACCCATGCCACCAAGCACGCCCCCTACGACCCTACCGGCTGTTGGCGCGCCGAATCTTTCGCCTGTGGCTTCACCGGCTATACCACCACCTTCTGCGCCCATACCAACGACAAACTGCTCAGTCGGACGTGCTGCTATTTGTGCTGGTACTGACATGCGTCTAACGCCTGCCAATGGTGGGAACATGTACGACAATGGGTCAGTAACTGCTTGAAGACCGCCTGCTACTATTTTTTCCCCGCCTGTCTGTGGCTCGGCACCAGTTGTACCTAGCGCGCCCATAATAGGGTCAAACGTCTCTTTACGGCCTGCCGCAAATGATTGCCCTACTGTATTTCTTGGTGTGCGCCCATCGGATAGCCCAGACAATTGCCCCGCTACGTACGTAAGCGGAAACAAAAATGGACTTCCTATTATGCCGGTAGGTAACTGCTCTTTCAGTATCCTATTGACGCCTGATACCAGTCCAGCCGTTTCAGCAGGGCCTTTACGTAGCGCTTCAACTTTATAGCTGCCTGTATTCTTAGGGTAGAAATCAGCAGGCGCAGCTAATCCCGCCGCAATAGCTTTTTCACGTACCTGATCTCTTGTTGCATCGTCAGGTACGTCAGTGATTACAGTGCCGTTTGGAAGTGTTACGTCCATTTTTACCTCTACTTCGATTTAGGTTGTGCTGCCAAGTCTTTCCACTGTACAGTCTTACTGCCACCCGCCACAGGGTCATTAAACTCAGAAAAATCTAACGTTTCGCGCAACACATCTGCTGGATAGCCTATTTTTTCCCCTATCTTACGTTGTCGCTCAATCTCATTTCTAGCTTTCTTAGTGGCAACAGCTCTAATTGATGTTATGGCATCCTCAAGTTCTTTTTGCGTGCCTATCGTTGGGGTAGAGCTTAATTTAGTAGATATGTAATCGGCTGCGCTAACAAATACATTCGGGTCAATACCTGCTGCTTGCAGCTCTTGTCTATTTAAATCCCCCGAACCAGAAACAGCGCGGGCAAAATTAGTTTTTGCAGCATTCCATGACGCAGAATTACCCGAAGATATAGATTGCCGCACTGCGTTTATCGCTTGATCCGCTGCGTTAACTACTCTGCTTTGCGGCTCAACAGTTATTAGGACATCACGCCTAAACTGAGGTATACCGGCGAGTTTATCCGCACCCGGCATAACTAACTTAGGCGCGCCTTCTCTAGCTTTAGTTCTTCCTTCTTCGTCTAGAATCTTGTTAACTGCGGCTTTTTGCGCTTGGGTTAATTCTCTAAAAGGTTTATCGTATTGCTCATAAGACTTTGCTTCACGCTCTATACCAAAAGTAAGGTCTTTTTCTGGTTTAGCAGTAAACTTAGTGAGGTTAGTAGATACTGCTTTATCAAATTCAGGCGTGCCAGGTTTGAAACCATCTCTGATTGCCAGTTCGGTGGCGTTCTTAATCTCCGTTGTGCTTTCCCCTGCTTTAGTCGGCAATGAATCTAACTGGCGCTGGAAAGCTTGTCTCCGCGCAACTGATTCAGGATCAGTAGCGTCTTTTAATGCTTCAATATTAGTTAGCAATTCACCTCTGTACTTAGCGACTTGAATATCGGACGCTACATTTCTACGATCTTCATTAAGTTGTTTAGCGCGAGCTATTTCAGTTGCAGCTTGACGAGCATAATCCGATAGACTTAAAGCAAACTGCTGATCGCCACGACGCGCAGATTCTTGCGCAGCTTGTAAAATTGACTCTGGATTAGAAGGGTCGATATTTTTTGATAGCGCTTGGCGTTGGCTAATTAATTTTAGTTGTGGGTCTTCACCACCAAGACCACGTCCTATCGCGCCGCCTAATTGGCTACCACCTAAAAACAAACCGTATTGCCCTTGTGCCATAGGGTCTAGTTGAGCAAATTGCAAAGCGCGCTGTTGTTGCGCAGTGTTTTGCATGAGCTGGTATTGCTCAGGGGTCATAAACATACTTAATACGCCGTCTGCCATGATTGCTCCTTAGTATCCAAATCGCTGCGCATTTGGGGTGAAATATGTGCCGGGAGTGCTAACTGACGAACTGTTCTCGTTATAAACCCCTCTAGAAGGCGTATTATAAGCAGGCTGGTTACTGCTTTGTATCCATTGACTTAATCCAGTAGCTAAAGTTGGGTTGCTTGATAAACCTTGTAAAGCAGTACCAAACGGACTATACGAATTACCTACCTGTGCTGTTTTAGCCGCGCTAATACCGCCAGTTAATAGCGATTGACCTACGTTAGCGCCTGCTGTAGCAGCACGGCCACCTAACTGAGCACCAATATCTAATGGCTGCTGGCCTAAACTTTCTAGTGTAGAAGCGCCGCCTAATGTAGTAGTAAACGGATTGAGCGACGATGCAAGACCTGCTTCACGTAAGCCAAGTAAGTTAGCGCCGGTGTTATATAAGCCTGTACCAAATGCAACTTGACGTTGGCCTGCTTCCTCAGCTTGTGCAGCCAATGCAGCATCTTGTTGAGCCAATGCGTTGTAATACGCTTCCATTTCTGGGTTAGCCGCACGTAAACCCATACCGCCACCTGGGCGAAGACCTGTAGCACCAACCGACAAACCACCACGACCAGTTTGATAAAGCTGGTTTTGCAATTGCGCGTATTGGCGTTCACGACTTGGCGCTAATAAATCTTGTTGCCTTTGCATGTAGCGCGCCGCAACGTCTTCAGGCGACTCTGCTAGATATTGGCTGCCAAGACCGAATAGCTGCTCTGATGCAGGAACAAACCCAGCATAGCGTTGGTCGGCTAATTCCGCTTCACTTAACCGGCTGCCAGTTAGCGCCATAACGCGATCTTGCAGCGCTTTTAGCTCAGGAGTTAGCTCATATGACGCGCCAGTAAGATAGCCTTTATCGTCCATCGTAAAGGCGCTCTTACCAAAGCGCGACGTTACGCCAACTGGCCTAAACTTTTGCGCTTCAGCGGCTATCCGCGCTGACTCTAATTGAGCGGCTGCTGACTGAGCGGCAGCAGATGATGCAGCATTGCTTGACATCATCCCACCAAGTAAACTTCCGCCTGCCATAATGGCTGCTGCTGCGATAGGCATATCAATCCCCTTTAATTAAAACTTCATCCACGCTAGACTGGTCTTTTTCGTCAGTAGCATGAATACAAAACCATACACAATCGGTTATAGCTTTAACGCCATGTATAAGCCCAGCTTTAATATCTAAACAAGCTGGACCATCAATAATTTCTATGTCGTCACCTTTTAATACTGCTACTTTTCCGCTAGCTAATATCGATAAATGACTGTACTCGTGCGTGTGCTTTAATACCATCATATTAGCTGGTATGTGCATTTCTTTAGCATACAGCCCATCAGAAAAGTGATGGGCTGTTAAGCCGTCTATTAAATCCATTGCGTCCATCAATACTCCATGATCACAGCACCATCAGCACCGGCTTGGCCAGTGGTACCGCCACCGCTGCTACCGCCGCCTCCGCCGCCATACGCGCCGCCCACACCTACGGAAATACCGCCTCCGCCGTACACTGTATTGCCGCCAGTACCGCCGCCTTGACCAGAGTTAAAGTTACCCGCACCAGGACCACCACGCACATTTAACGTGCCGCCTGACCCGAGTCCACCTGTGCCGTTTGATGCGCCAGCGCCGCCGCCAGCACCACCAGTTGCAGAGATAGTAGAGATTGTTTGTGTGCCAGATGCAACACTAGTTGTACCGCCCGACGCGCCAGGACTACCGCCACCGGCACCAATAGTTATAGCAAGCGTATTACCTGGGGTTAAGCCAGTAAATATTTTAATCGCAGCCCCGCCACCGCCGCCGCCTGAGCCTGCGGTGCTAGTGTAGTTACCGCCTGCGCCGCCTGCGCCGATTACCACCATCTTTATTTTTGTAACGCCAGCCGGGATAGTAAACGTGCTAGTAGAACTAATAACTTGAAGCGTGCTAAAACCAAAACCTGCACCACCAGCAATAGCCGCAGTAGTTTGTACTGTAGCGTCTGGGAAAGTAATGCCTGTTTCGCCTATTTGTGTAGCCATAATTTAACCCCTATACGTATTACAGTGTAGTGTAGGCAATCATATTGCCAACAACCGATAAATTACCTGATGAATCTAGCTTCATCTTATTTACGCCACCGTACTTAAAAAATAGCGAACCGCTAGATTCCACTACTGTCCAGTTAGTAGTAGCTAAACTTCCAGCACTGCCGGTTACGTTTCCTGTTACATTACCCGTCACATCGCCAGTTAAATCACCTGTAATGGTAGTAGCAGTGATTTCATCTGCGGTTATAGTTTCAGTGGCGATAATTGTTTCGAAATTTACTGTACCGATAAACGTACCACCATTAGCATCAGCTTTTGTAGCGATAGCAGTAGCGATATTATTAAACTCGGTATCTATCTCAGTACCCTTAACAATCTTGGCTGCGTTACCAGACGCCAGTGCATCTTTAGCGGCAAAGTTAGTCGATTTAGTATAGTTACTCATGATATCCGTCCATTTTTGGCTAACACTTCAATTTTTTGGATTGATAAAGCGCTTGAATTAATGTTTGCTTCATATCCAGTCTGCATTACTTTTCCTGAGCCCGTAGTTTGCGCTGTCAAAGTTTGTATAGCTAAGCCATCTGAATACTCAGCTACAGGAACACCGTTAGCGCCGTACTCTGCAATACCGTATTCTGCAACGCCTTGCAAAGGTATATTTACGTTTTGCGATAAATAGTTCTCGTTAAAATCAAAGCCCCACTTAATGGTGATAAATTGATTTGAACCGCCGATAACTACAATGCCAATTCGTTTTGGGATAGATGTGACACCTTGATCACCAAAATCAGAATGATTAGTAAAATATATTAGACGGTATGTAGATTCATTATCTAAATACGTACCGTATTTACCTATGTAACCATTTTTACCTATTAACAGCTCGCCACTACGTCTAGCTAGTAAAGCTGTTGGCTCGATACTATCCCACACCGTTACTCGCGCAGAACCATCTTGCAATTGCCCACGCGTATCAAATACATATACGGTCTTACTGACAGGCAGCGTTAACAGATAAAAAGCATTTACTTCAGAATAAACAGCTTTAATATTGTTTAAGTTTTCGCTTTGTAATAGATCAGAAAGATCATTACGCACGTTTTTGCTTAGGTCGCGAAACGGCGCTGACTTCTCTTGAATTGTACGCAACACAGAGCGCACGCCACTGTTGGATAGAAATACGACGTCGGTATTAGTAGGCTGGATAGAATCACGCGATACACAGCCAATACCGATAACCGTATCTGATAACGTCATTGTAGAAGGCGATGTAGCACCTGAATAAACTAATATCTGACGTTTACCAAATATAAATAAGAATCCGTTATGCGCGGCTAAACCTGTAATTTCATCCGCGCCATTAGGCCATACGCTATTGATGTTTAACGTACCAGATGTGCCACCTGTATATATGTGGCCGGACAACAAATCAGAAAACGTGACTGTAGTTTTATCAGTTGTTGAGTTAGCTATCCATAGACGACCGTAAGCCGATATACAAATATTACCTAATGGCACTGTGCCTGCATAACCTGATTTCTCAGATACGCGGCGGTATGTTGTTATGCTAACTGCTGGGTCATAAATTAACGGGTCATGGCCGCTTTGGAAAAAATAAGTTATCCCATTAAGCGACGCGCACTGCCAGTTATTAGCCGTTATGGTTGGCGCTGTCCCCCCACCCCCATACGTCAATTCAACAACAGCATTACTGCTACCTAATTTAAACAGCTTATTATTTCCAGCAAATAAAACGGTTAAAGTACCGTCAGTCTGCACAAGTTCGTGGATTACGCCGACATCATTGGCGCCTAAATTGCCAGAACTTGAATTAACTTTTGACCAGCCTTTACGTGCGCCGATACGACCATATTGGTCAATGACACAATTATTCGCAGTCAAAGCAAAACCCGCACCCATATCGAGTGGAGAGTCTTGCGTATTCAGGCCGTAGAAGCCTGGCGCAGATACGGTATATATCTGTAGCTGTTGGCTCATATCGCAATAAATTCCTGGTCTTCAGGGAAACGGGTAGCTTCTAAGGCAATGTAATCAGACAGCATAGACTTATACAAGGCAAATGCTTCTGATGAATTTAAGCCGCCGTCTTCACCACGTTCAACTAACGCCCTAGCGTACGCGTTTTGCGCAACTAGTACGTCAGGCACTAAAACTGATGTGGTATCAGACGATAGAGTAGCTTGCGGTATGGTCAAGAAAAACTTCAGTGTATATACGCCATTGGGGCGGCCAAATAAAGTTACCTTAGCATTTCCGCTAGAATCTACGCCTTCAAAGCAATATTGTGTAGGTATGTTTTGAACAATCGGCGAAAAGTTTTGATACCGATTCATTACAGGAACAGGTATGTTTTGCATTACAACATTACTAGTCGTATTTAATACCTGTGTTACTTTAAATTTTTGGCCTGCGCCGGTTAAAGAATACTGAAAATCGCTAGCGTTAGTAGTTACAGTAATAGTCTGGCCTAGCGCATTCCAGTTGTAAGCATCTTCAACTTGACGTTTAGCGTCATTGACGAATCGGCCAATGAGCGTGGAATATGGTGTGAGCGTAGCAGTCGTCACTTGCGTCTCGCGCAAGCGGATTAGTACGTCATTAATAAGTTCGAGATAGGTCATTTGCTTTATCCGTAAAAATTAGCTTTTGCCTACCCCGAATGGGGAGAAGCCCTACACTACGATATTTCTTACTTCTTTTTCTTTGCTTTAGCCTTGATGGTACGCTGACCACGCTTAGGCATTTCTTTCTTCTCTTCCATCATGCAGCCTTTACCACCTTTGCATTCGCCGCCCATACATTTAGGGCAAGATTTCATGCCTTTCATTTCTTTCTCCTTACCACTTAACTTTATTAGCCCAATATGCCGCAGACATCTTGCCTTTAGCAATATTAGACGCGTGGCGAGCCTTAAATGACTCGTTCCTAGCACTACCGTCAGGACTACCCTTGACGCCTTGCTGGCCAAACCTAATCAACTTCACTTCGTCGCCAGATTTAGCTAATACTGCATGACTTTTGGTCGGATGACCAGGGGTCTTTTTAGGCTTGTTATAGCCTGAAAATTCCTCTTTACCGCGCTTAATCATTTCTTCTTAGCGGTCTTAGCCGCAGCTTTAAAATCCGCTTTAGTTGGCGCGCCTTTAGTACCAGGCTTACGCATCTTTTCACCTGAGCCTTCAGCAATACGCTTACGTTTGGCTGCGATATTACTGTAGAGTCCGGCTTTCATTTCTTGCCTTTCTTCTGCTTTACGCCAGCAGAACTAAGAGCAATCGCAATCGCCTGCTTCTTAGACTTAACAACAGGACCGCCTTTACCAGAATGAAGCGTGCCTTCTTTGTATTCGTTGTACACCTTACTTATTTTCTTTTCTTGCTTGGTCTTTTTCATCTCAGCATCCTATCTGCGATAAACGTAAACACACCGCCGATAGCTGACGCAATCGACATGCCTACCCAAAAACCACCCTTGGACTTGTTTGCTAATGCTAAAAGCGATTTCACGTCTTCGCGCAGGCCATGAACTTCTACCTGCAATAATTCGACTTGTGCTTCTAACTTACCAAACTCACGCGGATCAATCTCCAGCCCCATTTTCAGCCTTTCGAGCACGTCCTGGACGACGCATTACGACAGTTGATTCTTCCGTTTCCTGGTTCTCTACGGGTTCTTCGTCTATACGTACATAGCCAGAATGACCTTTCATACTTTCAATATCATGTGGACTATCAAAAGTAACGGTCTGACCGCTTTGCAGACATTTGAATGTAGCCATTTCACACCTTTAAGTTAAAGGGGGCAGCTTTCGCCGCCCCCTGACAATTACGCTGGAACAGCCAGAGCAAAAGCCGAAGACGATGTAGCAGCGCCAGAAGAAGCAGCAGTACGCATCGCTTTTACGCCGTACAGAGTATCAGCAGTAAACAGAGTACCGAGGTATTCTTGCTTGTACTGAGTCTGTGAACGAACGGCTAACTGCTCAACTAAAACCATAGATTCTTTATGGCCCATTAAGCAGATACGGTCGGTGCCAGAAGTACCAGCGCCGAAGTCAGCATTTGAAGTTACAAATACTGGGATACCGTACAAGTTACCGATTTCACCGTTACGGATGGTGTTGTTATTGCCAGCTTCACCGATAAATGCTTGTTCGGTGTAACGTGCCAAGCCCATCAATGTGTTACGGCTTGAAGGTGGGATGATGAAGAAACGACCATCCATTGGAGTGTCGTTGTCATCAAGACGTTGGATCGTGCGGCGAATAGCAGCGTCGGTCAATGCAGCAGCATTGGATGTTGAGCTGTTATATGCGGTTGTGCCGTTTGAACCAATGTATGCTTTGGTTGTAGAAGTAGCAGTTGCATAGTCGTCGGTACCAACAGTTGCGCCGTTAAATGCGCGGCCTAATTGGATCAGATCGGTGTCAACTTGACGAGCCAAAGCGTAACCAGCGTCGCTGGTGTAGAACTGACGTAATGAGTTCAATGCTTGGGTTTCGACGATGTCTTCGATCAAACGGCTATATTCATAGTGCTTGTTGATCAAAATCTGAACTTCAGACTCAGTTGCAGCGATCAGCGTAACTGCGTTAGTAGCAGCTTTTGCAGATGCAGAACCACGAGTTGGGGAAGGAACGTGAACGGTGTCACCTTTCTTGCCACGGAAGTTCATCTTTTGTACGAGGTTGGCCAGTACCAAGTTCTTTTTATAGGCCGCAACAATCTCATCACTCCAAATCTCTGGAATAAAGGTTGCTGCTGTGGTGGTAGTAACGCTATTTGCTGGGCTAAATGCTGTTGCCATGGTATATCTCCTAGAAAGTCAAAAGTTTATTTGACCCTACCCTCTGCATACGCCTGCATGATTTCGTCAGACAGCGCGTCATATCGGGCTGGGTCGGTCATTTTCAGCCGAATTAGGTCAGCCCTTCTGTAAACTCTCTTTGAGCCCTCGCCAGTACCACCTGTATCCACTTGCGCTGCTTTCATCGTCTGTTGTCTAGCCTCTTTCGATGACTTTTCAACTTGCTGAGTCTTAATGCCGCGTAACTGTTTATAGGTAGAAAACAACTCATGCGCAGAATCATAGTCTAGCTCAGCGTCTGCTTTCGAATAAAGACCTATGCGCACAGGTGATGATTTCACCCAGTTTGCAAAGTCCTGATCATTTACAAGTTGTACGTAATCAGGGTGGTCCGACGTTAGTTTTTGCTGAAACTGCATCCGTTTGAACTCTAAGCTAGCTTGCTTGGCCGCGAGTACGTCTGGATGACTATTAATCGTGCTCTGAATCGCTCTTTGCGGGTCTGCAAAAAAATCTACTTCAGGCTCTTCCTTCTCAACATGTTGTGGTTTTGAAGTGAGGTTCTGCTTGATTAAATCGTCTGCTAATTTACGCACTTCACCAACTTCTTGCGCCTGCCGACCAATGACTTTTTCAGCTTCTTGGTGCATCTTAACGATGTCTTGAACGGACTTATTACGGTACCGCTCTGGTAATTCAGGCTCTACATCAGTGATTTTTGCTTCTTCAGCATCTAATTCACTCGGCAACTCGTCTTCGTTGTCAATCAACATATCAATTTTCCTTTTCCTGCCATCTTTTGGTTCCCAGGATTACACATGAACAGGGCATCTAGTGCTTATCTGTTCGCCTTTTGCTCCGATTTTAACTTGTCTGTGTGTCTTTTGCCAAATCTGGCGTGGGCGGTCGGAAAATGCCCAGACCATCCTTCCAAGTTAAAGTTCGGTGCAGATATAGCGCGGTCGGCTAACTTACCGCACTTGCATTGTACTTGTTTATCTGAAAACTCAGTAAACCGTTCAATGCGCTGTCCACTTTCGCAGACAAATTCATACATCCTTTTCATTTAAGTCCTCATATGCCTGTTCGCTGACCTGTTTCAAGGTTTTCAGCCAGGTTAATATTGATAACTCACCTTTTTTAAATTGTAAATCTTTTTCGTCCGAAACTGTAGAAATATTATTCACGGCTATTGCCATGTTGTTAATATCCTCCAGTAAATCTATCCAGCCTTGCGTGGCCATCATAGAAAAACGGTCTTCATAGTATTTCTGCAATTCAGGCGTCATTAGTCGGCTCTGGCTGGATAGGTACAAGAATAATGGTTTGTGTTGTCGTATCGTAGTAGAACTTATCTGCTACAACATCGTCAGCACATGTCACCCAAAATAAAGGCTCAGCTACAGGGAAAGTGTTAGCCTCTACTTCAGCAACACGTACACCTAAGTATGTACCGTCATATTTATAGACTTTCTCGTCTGGCGAAATTAAAGCATTTTTCATTTTGTCCTCCTATCTAAATACTGAAACAAACATGTTTGCGTTATCGACAAGGGCTGCGCCAAAGTTAGAGTTAAGAACCTGTAGCGCCGACGTTGTTTGAGTCGAACTATTTGTTACACAATATTGCCCCGCTGAGTTTTGACCCGATGAATATGCCGCCGTATAGTTTATGTCTGGCATTGCGGCGGTAAAGTTTACTGTGTAATTTCCAGTACCGTTATCTGTAATGCTTGTTACATTACCAGACGCACGAATAGCTACCGTTCCTGTGCCGTTAAAATTTACCCAAGCACGAGCGGAATAGCTAGGCGCACTGCCCGATGCGGTGGATAGCGCAGCAACCGCCGGTGCGCTCCAAGCCCCGTCACCACGCAAAAACGTAGTAGCGTCTGGCGTACCAGTTGCTTCTAGTAATCCAGCTTGTACTTTAGTTAAAGCCATTTAGATTCCTAACGTAGTCTTTATCTCTTCTGGTGTGGCCGCAGCATTGATCTCTGCTTGCATAGCAGCGTACTTATCACGTACTGCTTGGCGTGCAGCTTCAGCCGCTACAGCTTCACTAGGAATAGTCGCTTTAATATCTAGCGGAGCAAATTCTTCTGCTCGCTTAGCACGACGCATATCGTGAGCAATATCTTTAGCTTTGTTTAAATTAATAGTGATCATTTTATATTCCTTTTCCTATATCTTTTTGATGCTTCAGATTGACATATTTTGCAATACCTTCTGCCATAATTAAATATTAAATCATGACCTAATTTACAATGTGTTTTTTTAGAGTTTGCGTTTATTTGGTTTTTAGAGTTTTCTGATCTTGTTAAAAGTCTAAGGTGATTTGGGTTTACACAGGAACGTACTCTGCACATGTGGTCAACGCACATACCGCTTGGTATTTCACCATTAAATAGCGTGTATGAAATACGATGAGCTTCGTGCGCAGTTCTACCAATACCAAATCTTCCGTACCCATCTTTACTTACATGCGCATCCCATAACCAACATCCACTATTAGGTTCAGGAGAAACCTTATTCATAAACCTTTCAAGCATCAGAATATTCCCAAGCATTACGAAATGTGCGATCAGTCGGCACATCTTCGACGTCAATAATCTTAAAGTCTTTGCCTGCCGGTACATCTTTAGCAGCAATTTCTTCAATGGTTAAACCACATTCAGCGGCTGGAACTATGATGGCTACACCACCGTCATCTGTTGGGTAAATTATTCTTGAATTCATTTACTTCTCCTATCTAAAAACGGCAATGTTTGCTGAGCCGGGGTCTTGGTTTGCTAATGCGCCGCTGAGGGACGAAACATACCCAAATTGCGTCCTTAATGATGTAGTATTTAATGTTGTTCCATTGCCTTGCCCACCGCCAGCAATCTGGTAGTTAGCCCCTCCGCTAGTACCTAACCCGACAAAAGCATAATTTGTATCTGACATTGCAGTAGTAAAATTAAACGTAAAATCACCTGAACCATTATCCGTTATAGAGCTAATATTTCCAGACGCAGAAATGGTTGGTGTCCCCGACGGTACTGTAAATCTTATCCAAGCACGAGCCATATAGCCCGGAGCTGTACCTACCGGCGCTGTAGCGATACTACCTAAAGATGCTAGTGTTGCAGCGAAAGTCATGATCTATTCCCACATGATATTAATTGTGCCAGCATCAAATGTGTCTGTGCCGTTAACTGTAGTAATACGTACCCTATCTAATGTGCCACCAAGAGAAATTGAACCAGCTCCTTGAGATGTAGCAGGTCTTGATGATTCAGACATATTTACACCACAAACCCATGAATTAGAATTTATATTTGTAATGACATATGAGCCATGCTGCACATCAGTAGAAACAATTTGCTGAGATATGCCGAAACCAGTTGTATATGCTGCTGTTACAGTTGCGCTTGTATTAATAGAAGCAGTTCCTAAGTATCCAGAAGTTGTAACAGATCCAGCACCAAGCTGCAAAATAATCACAGATGTACCACTTGTACTAACACCTTGAAACATTACAGTAATACGTTTAGCAGTAGATGGGATACCTGTAAAGTCAATGCTAGTTCCTGACGTGGATGCAACAGCAGTGCCAGCTTTTAAAATGCCGGACGCATTTCCAGTAAGAGTTAAGTTGCCGCTAACCGATAAGTTTCCCGTAACTGTGCCGCCGGTAAGCGGTAGAGCATTAGTCACACTTACTAAGTTATATACCTGTACAACTACTGAATCACCAACAGTACAAGCCGTACCTAAAACTACAGTCGTACCGTTCGTTGCTGTGTAGTCTGATGGTGCTAGTTGCGCGCCGTTACGTATAACATTGATAAACCCAACTTGGTATGTACCACTTGGTGTAAACGTAGTCTGCCCTGCCGTTGCGGTAAATTCTGTTGATGATAAATAAGCAGTATTGCCTGGCGATGTAACCGCTGTTACTGGTAAGCCTAAAAACAACACACCAATGTTGTTTGTGCCTGTCGGTGGAGCAGCAGAGAACGTCAGCGTTAAACCAGAAGTAGTATAAGTATTAGGATTCTGCACTACACCAGATATAGATACAACGATTGAAGTTGTACCCGCTGGTGCATACGACATTGTGAACGCAGTCGTAGAGCCATTACCGCTGAACTGATCATACGGAAATGCTGCTGTTGTTGGTTGTGCGCCTATATAACTCATTTTGGAAATTCCTCTTTGACTGCCGTTATTGCAGCCTTCCATGCATCCATGCCGCCGTGGTATAGGAGGTCTAACTGGTCAGCAATACTAGGGTAAGCAGCAGCGCGTTGGTGTTTATAGATATTAGGGTCTATCCAAGATTCAACTTCTTCTTTTGTAGGTATAGTTTGCTCTGTATCAAGCCACGTAATACCTTCGTAAACATTACCGTCTACTGTCCATAATGCGCCAGGGCGAAGAGCTAACAATGCTTTTGATATGTCGATCACGCTGCAATCTCCATAAGAGTTAATGTAGATACAGGTATTGCATCATAATCGTTTGTAGCAGCTTGAGAAGTTTCTGATCTATTTAAATACACTACAGGATTACCAGAATACCCACCTATTTGAATTTGGTATGTAATAGCTGAAGTTGTACTTGGAGAATCGTGGTGTACCCCGCTATGCATAGCCATCCTATAAGTAACACTACCAGCGGCGGTAGTATATAAATTAAGTCGTCCAGTAGCGCGGGGCCTACCGCCTTCAGCATCACCTAAAATTGGGAATGTAGTGGCTCCATTAATAGTTCTTTTTAACCTATATGTTTGTTGGTATCCCCCACCAGATGCTGTACTACCTATATATAGATTTGCAAACACTAATATTTTACTTGTTGATGTAGTAGGCGTTATAGAAGCTGATAATCCAGTAACATCAATATAATAACCTCCGTTATCGGCTACAGAAGTACCAGAAAATGTACTTGTTTTTGCTGTATGAACTACTTGCAATACCGTCCCGCTTGGTAGATTAGTTCTAGCGGGAATTCCGCTTGCAAGACTTGCAGCTTCTATTAAACTTAACGCCATATTACACCTTTGGGTATTTTGCTTTTACTGCTAAACACGCAGCTATATACGCATCAATTTGTGCTTGATCACCTTTAACTACCCCATCTAAGTAGTCAGCCATAGGCGGGTATTCAGCAGCACGATTTTCAGCATATGTCGGTATGTGTACTGGCAGTAAAGCATTAGCTTCTTCTTCTGTAATTTCTACACAGCCCGCTGGCAGATAATGCGCAAAAGAAGCATCATCTAAAAAATGCAGCTTGTTATCTAAGTCTTTGTAATGTGGCATAGCTATTATCTCAACTCTCTAGGGTTTACAAGCCCTGCTTGCGCTGACGTAGCAGAATAAGACATCCCCGGTGGGATTACAACTGTGACCTGGATTATGTAAGGTTGTCCTGGCGCTGTTACCGCATTCGCCCCGCCAATTGTTACAGTCGTAGTTTGAGTTATGTTAGCCGTAAACGTAAGTATAATTGGTCGGCCTGTAGTATTGTAATAAGTAGTGCCTGACGATCTAGCTACGGTCTGCCATGTTTGGCTGTAACCTAGCGACCCCATTACATCTAAGGCTTGGCCACCAACACCTTGAATTGTTGACGGTGCAGCCGCCCAAGTCCCTGCGGTAGTCTGAGTAGATTCAACATATCCAACTACTCTATAAGGTACGCTAGTTCTTGCTGTGGTTGAGTAGACTACAGTAGCACTATCGGCGGCTCCCGCTCCACCTTCAGCAGTAGTAGATATTAAATTAGTTTCATCAAGTTGAGTGCCGCCTGCAATATTAACTACAGCTAATTCAACCGTACCTGCATTATCTAACGCTAACACAATAATTTTAGATTGTGTGGCATTGACCGTACCAAGCGTGGACCCAGACGATACAGTCATTGATATAGGGCTAGATATAGTTCTTGTGTTAATTGTGCCGCTAGTTAAACTAGAACTTCTAAAATCTAAAGACGTAGGGTTAAGAGTTACTGTTAACGCATTTGATGCTACCGATGCCGTAATAGGTATTATTTGTGGTGATGCAGGTATAGAATTCCAAGTATTATCGCCACGTAAGTAACTTGATGAGCTAGGTGTACCTGATGCAGATAATTCCGTTACGCCAACAGACCTTTGGCTTACGCCTACAGTCAATAAATTTGTGCTTAGGTATCTAACGTAGATGTTATTCGTACCACTTGATGGTGCGGGGGAGAATGTAAGTGTGTTACCTGAAACAGTATAGTTAGTAGGCTGTTGAGCTACATTGTTTACTACTACTAAAATGTCGTTAGGCGATATAACATTACGGCTTAACGTAAAAGCCGTTTGCGACCCATTACCGCTAAATGTATCGGTAAGAGAGGTAAATGCCTGTGATGTAGGGCTATTACCAAGATAAGCCATTAAGCGATCTCCAACAATGAACAAACTACGTCGGCACTAGATGCGGCGCTAGTCACTACTTTTAATACATCGCCTACTTCTAAAACAACTTTTTGGTCGCCGCCAACAATGACTAATGAGCCCCCAACTGGCACCGTAGCTGTTTCAATTAAATAGTAATCAACTGATGACCTAGTGATGTACGCATCACAAGTAATAGGTGAAGTAGTTGTATTTGCTACTGACAAACCAATCACAGTAGTCTGTGTGGCTGATGGACACGTATATATCGTTGCAGCCGATGTACCTACGCTTTTGCTAAAGTAGCTTTTAAATGTATTTGCCATTTTTTATCCTAACGCAATCGCTAATGCGACTGCCGTACCAGCCGGATCAACTTGTAAATTTGTTTGTGCTCCTGCTACTGTAGTTGCTCCAGTACCGCCATTTGCAATTGCTACTGTGCCTGTAATATTAGCTGCATTAGCGCTGATATCACCTACAATTTTACTGCCTGCAAGTGAAGTAATCCAACTAGGATCAGCATAACTGCCCGTAGTATAAACACCATTTGTGACCGTACCGGCGTTGCCTGCTATATCGCCTGTTATCTTACTACCTGCAAGTGATGTAATCCAACTTGGATTTGAGTAGCTACCAGTTGTATACACACCATTGGTAACAGTGCCTGCATTACCTGCTATATCACCTGTTATCTTACTACCAGCTAATGCAGTAATCCATGTAGGGTCAGAATAAGACCCTGTTGTGTAAACGCCGTTCGTAACAGTTGCAGCATTACCAGTTGTATCGGCGTTAATAGTAGATGGTAACGATAAAGTAATCGCACCAGTTGATGCAGATACATCTATTTCATTGGCTGTACCTGCAACACTTAACACACCAGTGTTAGCTACAGTAATTGACCCAGCACCTTCAGTAATACTAATGCCTGTGCCGTCAGTTAATGTGTGCTTTTCCCAAAGCTCTGTGCTTTCGTTATAGATTAATACTTGGCCGTTAGTTGGATTCTGTGCAGATACATTATGCAACTCATCCATCTCGTAACCATTTTGTACCTTTACAAAAATCTTACCCTGCGTAGGATGCGCTCTCTCAACTACACCGATATAAACTAAATGGTCAGGAGCGTAAGGTTTCGTAGCGGTATATGTACCGGCTGTTGTCGGGCTTAAATATAATTGTTGGCCATCCGTAAAGGCTGATGTATTAATATTGCTGACTAAACCAATTATCGTTACATATCCATTAGAGTTATTGGATAAATCTGCGGTCATTATGCCTAGCGTTTGAGCTGAAGTAGCATCGCTAGTAGCAATTGCTTTAGATACTGTAGGGTTCTGCCCCGTAGAGCCGCTGATATATACGACAGTCCCTTTGGTAAGCGTAGCACCTGTAGTATTACGCACCAAAGCTAATACATTTGTTGTTGATCCTGCTGTAGCTACAGATAAATCAGAGCTCGTACCTACTGTTGATATTGTTACGCTGCCATCTGTCGATGTAATAGTAGCTATCGCACCAACATCGGCAGCATCAAGCACTACAGCACCAACTTCACCGTTAACTGATGATACTAAGTTGGTCTGATCAATCTTTTGCCAGGCTGATCCGTTGAAAATAGCCCAGTCACCAGTCACCCAGTCAGTAATACCATTGAGATTAGTGCTACCTGACGTAGATACAACGTAGTAATGGCCGTTTTGGCCAACACTACTTGCTAATGTAGGTGTATTTGTCGACGCGTTCCACGTACCTTCATACACTAAGGTCGTAATGTCCGACCAAGATAGATCAGTACCATCAGTCGTTAAGAATTTACCTGAATTACCCGTTTGACTTGGTATTAGGTTGTCGATTTGTGTTTGTAAGTCAGCTAAAGCATCAATAACTGCTTGTGATGTACCACCACCGTTAGCGACAACACGAATTTTCTCTGCTACGTCAGGAGCAACTACCTCACCGACGTTAATTTCACGTCCATTTGACAGTGAAATG